GCCCGCGGGTCCAGGGCCACGAGTTCGTGGTGGAGTTCCTGGCTGTCCTTGTTCAGCACCGTGAACAGCGCGGCCCGCAGGTCCATGTAGGCCATGTAGATCTGCAGCTGCGCGTAGTAGACAGGCTTGGACAGCTGAACCCCGCGCCGCACGGTGTCGGACCAGGACTTGCTGTTGAGCGCCTTGTGCTCCCACAGGAGCGGCCAGCTAGCGCCGATGTCGGGACCGGCGACGATGACACCGTCGATGTGACCCCGGATACGGCCGTTGGCGGTCACGAAGCCGAACTGCTCGCCATCGGACCGGTGAGTGCGCAGGTCGAAGCCGGCGGCCCGCAGCCATTGCACCGACAGCGTCTCGAACTGGTGCCCCGCGTCGAATATCCGGAGCGTTCGCCCGTCGAACCCCTTTCCGGCATCGATGGCTGCGTGGGCGTATTCGTAGGCGAGCTTGCGCGCGCAGGGTTCGCCGATCCGGCTGCCGCCGAGATAATCGCGGGGACGCCGCGCCTGGTTGCGCTCGACCAACGCCTGGTCGATCAGGGCATTGACGCGGTCTGCGACCCCAGGTGTCTGGGGCGTACCATAGAGGGCTTGAGAGCCGTGGTTCAGGTCGATCATCGATGGCTCCTCAGAACGGCACGTCGCCGGAGGCGGACTGGCGTTGCATCGAGTCCTGGAAGCCGTCGACGCAGGCCTCGATGATGCGGTCGATATCGGTGGCGGCGAGCTCGTGGAACGGCCCCATTAGCCCGAGTTCCGTCAGCGTCTCAGCCAGGAACCGCCGGGCGTCCCTGATGGCCTTCTGCTCCATGTCCGTCTTGTCGATCATGCCGTTGTTCCTGTTGGCGAGTGCCGAGCCGCCGTCGAGGCAGCGCATCGAGCAGAAGCGGTAATAAGGAAAGTGGTCCCAGAGCAGCCGGTGGACGTAGCCGAAGCCACGCCCCTCCCGGCCGCACAGGGCGCAGGGCCTTACGCGAGCAAGAACTGGGTCAGGGCCGCGGCGTCGGCCGAGCGATCCCTGATCCGCTCCATGCCCAGCACGACGAAGCGCGAGATCGCGTTGGCGGCCATGGCCTCGAGGTCCGCCAGGGTGAGACTGGCGATGGGTTGGTGAAGCCTTCCGCGTCCTTCGAGCCATGTGCCGATCGCCCTGGCTGCTTCCCGGGTCATGTGTGCCTGCCATTCGTCCGAGGTCATGGCGGTCAGCCGTTCAGCCAGCTCGGACCCGACGCCGCTGCTGCCGCAGGGGCCGCCTGAGGTGCTTTTGCCGGCGTGGCCGGGTTCCAGGCGGGCGCGGCAGTGGCAGTAGCAGCCGGCGCGGACCGTGCGCGGGGCTTGCTCGGGGCGGGCGGCACGCAATCGCCGTCGAGGACACGGCGCCACTCGGGCTCCGTGGGAAGCACCACGCGCGCGAGCCGGTTGCTGTCGCCGTAGCGGGGATTGCTGCTGGGCTCGACCGAGATGACGCCGACAAAGGTGATGCCGGTCAGATCCGACAGGCCGCGCAGGACCCGCTTCGCCTTCGCGGCCTCGCTCATGTCCTTTGGATCGAGCCCGAGGCCGCTGTCGATCATGGCGCGGAAGATGCTCTTGCTGATCTTCCAGCCGATCGAGACGCCGTGATCATCCACCTTGCCGCCCGACACGGTGAACATCTGCCAGAACTTGCGCCGGGCGTAGGGCCCCTCGGTCACCGTGAACTCGCAGTCGAGAGACTTCACGTCGCTGCCCGGCGCGTTGGAGGCCTTGAGCAGGCCCCGGTCGATCTCGCTCTCGCCATCGGAACCACTGCGGCGGATGGTCATGGTCATCCGGGCGAAGGTGCCGTCGGGGATCAGGTCGCCGCCGGCCTGGGGTTCGGCATCGTTCATATCGAAGGTCATCGCAATCATCCTTTCCTGGGGGAGTTGATCTTCGCGAGCAGCGCGCCGAGGTCGGGCGGCTCGGTGATGTCGAGGCGGCCCGAGCGATCCTTCGCCGGCAGGCCGTAGGGATTGCCGGCGCGGCACACCAAACGGCGGGTGTCGGCGCGTTCGGGATCGTGGCGCCAGCCGTCGCCCTCGGGCTCGAACAGGCTCATAGAGATCACCTGGTCGACTATGCCGGGAAGCTCTCGGCCGGCCTTGCCGCCCTCCATCTGCGGCTGCCAGCTCGCGCGGTTGAACTCGTCGGTGATGCGTTCAAGGATGCCGACGAAGATCACGGTCCTGCCCTGGGCGTGCTGGAGGTGCTTCAGCAGCCCGATCACCTCCCGGGCGAGCAGGCCATACGCCCCGCGCGAGTCGGGCTTGCCCGTCTTCTCGGAAAAGGATTCAGGTCGCGTCTTCGCCCATGCCATTGCCTGGCGGGTGAGATCGGTGATGCTGTCGACGAACACGATGCTCTTGCCGGCCAGCAGGCGGACCAGGTCGGGGTAGGCCTGCGCCAGATGCTGGTAGTGGCCTTCGGAGAAGAAGCCGTTCGGATCGGCGGCGGGATTGATGCCGCCCACGAGGCAGCCGATATCGAGGGCGTCCGTGAAGGTTCGCACCGGGATGCTGTCGCCCGGCCAATCCTGCACCGACTTCATGCCGGCCTCGAGATCGAGGCAGATCGTCTCGTTCGGCGGCAGCGTCTTCAGCAGCGAGGTCTTGCCCGCCCCCGGAGGACCGAAGATCGCGGCCGAGGTCTTGTTGTTCGCGGCCGACAGCCGCTCGTCGGCGGTAACGATGCGCAGGCTCATTGTCCGCGCTCCCCAAGATGGAGCGAGATGCTGGGCTTGCCCGTGCGGACCGTGCGTGCCGGCTCGAACTGGCGGCGGATATGATCGGGCCAAGCCGTGTACTTGCGCTCCGGCACCTTGATCGCGATCTCGACATATTGGCCGGGGTTGTCCCCGCCGGCGCGGATGCGCCCGACCAGGTCGGCGATCAGCGCCTGGTCCCAGTCGACGCGCTTGGGGAGGTCGGCCACGACGGTGACGCCGTCGCAATCGAAGCGGACAGTGCCGGTGTCCTTGCCGGCCTCGCGACGCAGAGCCTGGGCGCGGTTGGCGAAGCGCAAGGCGATGGCGTCGTCGATCCAGTCCTTGGCCTTCTTGCTGGCGTCGAGCGCCGCCGTGGCGTCCTCCTGCAGCAGGGCCAGATGCTCAGCCGGCAGCTGCGCGACCTCGCCGATCGGCAAGTTCCGGATCGTCTCCAGCTGGGGACTATTGGTCATCACGGTGTTCACTAGGTAGCCTCCTTCAGCAGAACCGATGAGAGCGACGCAGAGGCCTCTGGCGTGCGGGGCCGCGCGATTGCGATGTAGGTGAAGTCGTCAGGGCCGTTGCGGCGCTGGACCAGATGAATCAGTCTTTGCTCCACCGCCCACCGAGCGCGGCGTGCCACGCGGGCGAGCTCGCGGCGCGCATCGCTCTTGGGAGTCTGGCCGTGCGAACATGCATCCATCGCCAAGCTGCCGTGGTGGTATTGCAGCCGATCACCGGGCGCGGCCTGCGCCATCCATGCGCAGAACGCCGTCTCGTTAATCGCCGAGCGAGCGACCGAGCGTCGATTTGAAGAGCCACCACTCATTGCGTGGCTCCGCAATTCATGTCGGACAGTGGGCTAGCCGTTGCCTTGTAGACCGCGAAAAGCGCGGTTCCGTCAGCCGCCACACCGGCATCCTCGATGCGGTAGTCCTCTCCAGCTTCGAGAACCAGCGCCAGCTCCCATCGACGAAACAGGCCAGGAAGGCGGCGAAGCTCATGGTTCGCGGCCGTCAACATATCGCTCATCAGGGCGCGGTCTCCGTACGCAGCCGCTGGCCATTCCAGCGGTACTGAATGGAAAACGCGGGTTCTGAAGGAGAAACGGGACAGGTGGAGATCACTTTTCCTGCAGGCCATCGCGCGTCCGTCGAAGCGCGCGCTGGAACCGCTTTCGGGCCGCTTCATGACCGATTCCCAGGCGAGCAGCGGCCTCATTCTGCGTCTCGCCAAACAGCACGATAGCAACGACGAGGTCGGCGTCCTTTTCAACAACGCGGGAGATCAGAGCGGCCAACATGCTCGTCTCGACGTCGGCCCCTGCGGCCAGGGGTAGCCCGCAACAGGAAATTCTCGCCGGCGGCCCCGACAACATGCCACTGAGAGCATCGACATCCGGCAGGTCGATTCGCCCGGCGCATTCCGTCCAGACGCTTCGCAAAACCTGCCGGATATCGCGCTCCACATTGCGTACCAGGGTGGCGGCGAGACGATGGACCCTGCCCAGCTGCGTTCGGTGCACGACGAGGGTGAAGTGCTCGGAGAGTTCCGAGACCAGCTCGTCTGGATTGTTCCGGTAATGGCGAAGGAGCCGCCGATAGACGCCGTCCAAGGCCGGCCACAGGGCAAGCCACAGAAGCTTCATCGCGACGGAACGCTCTTCGTTTCCCGACTGGAACGCCTCCACGAGAGCGCCGAGCAGGCGATCCTTTTCGTCGAGGTCACCAGTCTTGTCGTGCAGGTAATCGAGAATGGCCGCGCCATCCGGGAAACGGCTGATTTCCAGATGCTTCAGCCTCAGAGATTGGAATTGGTTCGCAGATTCAATTGTCTGGAGAGAACGCATGAAGCCGGCATGAAGGGATTGCCAAAGTGCTCGCACGGGACGCCTGCCTTGCGGCCGGGCGTCAAGCGCTCACGGGGGCCGAGCAGGGGCGTCATTGCGCTCTGATTGATCGGAGGGGGCTGTTGAGGGGCGCCGCCTATGCGGTATCGCGGCTCGCTCGACCGGCGGTCGAAAGCCTGATCACGTTCAGCGTCTTGCAGCTGGAGCGGTAACAGACCAGCGAGGCATGAAAATCACCGTCAAACGTCGCCTGCAGGTCGCCCCGACGAACGGTCATGCCGCCTGCGTCGGTCTTGGCGAGGAGAATACCGCAGGATTTGCAGCGGATTTCCCGCGAGTTGGGTGCTGTGCCCATATGTTGGCCTCCATGTGCTCGCGCCCATCAATGAGCGCCTTCGGAGACCACTCTCGCTGCTGCGTGGATGGGGGAGTCGAAGCCGGAGTTGCACCTCGGCTCCGGTATCCCCGAGCCGTCTCCTCCCCTATCCCGAGGTCTCGACCCGTACCGGCACACCGAGCTTGCACGCCTTCTTCAACAGCAACTCGACGGTCTTCCGGGCTTTCCGGTAGTTCGCCGCCCGAGTCTCGCCGCCCGGCGTCCGAACTCCACGGCGAGCGCGCTGACTGCCCTCACCGGCCACGAGACTTAGCGATCCGAGACTGCTGTCGAACTTGATGTGATGGGGGACGAGTGCCAGCCGGATCCGGCCATCGCTTTCGGGCGCCGATTTGATCAGCGCTTTCATCTCGGCCGCCGACAGCCCGTGAACCGGATGGCCGGCCAGTTCCTTGCGCACATCCTCGAGATCATGGTCCCTCTCGTCGCCCAGAAACTGGGACTTGCTGATCCAGCCGCCGCCGTCGATATCCGCCTCCGCCGCGCGGCTACCGGCAAGCAGGAGCAACCAGGCAAACTTCGTATCGCTGACGCGGAATCCGCCGCAGTCCTGGCCGTTGATCCGCACGACATGTCGCTCCCCGGGGATCGTCGCGAATTCCATCGTTACTTCGTCAAAGATCGCGCGACGATCCTTGATCCTCGTGCCTCTGTACGATGGGTCGATGGCATCGAGAGCGCGCCACAGGCGCAAATCTCCATCGTTGGCTTCCGGCACGCGCAGGATCACGATGTTGCCGGGCCGACAAACGTCGAGAATCGCGCCCGCAGGCCGGCTCAGAAGCACGATGAGACCGTCTCCGGAGAGCCGGTGTCTCAGACCGCTGCATAACGTTTCAAAAGAGGCCTCTGGTTCCAGCATCCAGACGATCGGAATTTTTCGCCCGCGACGCTTTAGGACACCCACCGGAACGATTGACGGATCGAGCACGACATCTAGCGGAGCCAGGCCGTTCACATCCCGCAGAGCGGCAAAAATCCGCTCCGCCGGGCAGCGATACGTCTCCAGTGCGCTCCGCGGTACCCACTGCCATCCGGGCCAGCAGGCCGGATCGTTGGGGCAGGCAACGCCGACCAGGCCGTCGCCGCTCCGCGACTCCAGGTCAAGGTTGGGTATGCAAATCTGCTCGCAGTCCGGCGGGCACCATCGAGCAGCGTCCATCCGCTCGATGATACGCGCGCGCAGCAAGCCCTCGGCGTCCAGACCGGCCGCTTCCAGCTCGCCGCGCGCGACGACCGCGCTATGCGCGAGTTGCAGCCTGGACAGCAGGAGCGGCCATGGAGAAGGCGCTGCGGGTTTCATCGATCCCCCATTCCTTGAGATAACGGCGAATGATCCGGTCCCGCTTCGTGTCCCTCAGGTTGGTGCTGTTGGGATTGTAAAGGCTGACGGTCCGGTAGCGGGCACGACCTGTTGCATCGCCAAACTCGAACTGAATACGCACGCCTTCCACGGCACTGCCATCAGCGGCAGTTCGATGAAAGGCCAGCACGGTGAGCAGCTGACGCTGGCTGAGATTCGGAGCAAGATCGACACCCACCTTCCGCGCTTCTGCCGTACCCGAGGAGGCCACTACTCGCGTGATGCACGGCTGACCTAGACCATCCGCCGGATGCGTCGGAAAGTTGAAATTGGGATCGAACAGGGGCGCGAAATTGAACTTCGGACTCGTGGCGAGGTCCTCGAAGTACTCTGGATCCCCCGCAATGATTTCGGCCCACAGGTCACGCAGCTTCTCGCGCTCGGGCTTGCGTGGCGCCTTCACCAGGAGCGTGCAGGTCTCGGGATAAAACACGGCGGCGAGGCTGTTCACCAGACGCATCCAGACCGGCGCGACGGCATCCTCGCCCCGGAACTGATCGAACGGCTTGACGTCGTCCTCGTGAAGAACGAACACCGCGATCTTGTCGTCTCCTTCGAAGTCCTCGACGATGCAGCGCGCACCGCCGCCATTCAGGCGGAAATGCTCCGACAACGCCTGTTGCATGCGAGATTTGGCGGCAGGCGTTGCTTTCATCTCCTTCGCATACCTGCCCCGGTATTCGCGGAAATGATCGAGCATATCGACGGCGTAGTTCTTGTGCGCAAGTTGCAGGTCCTGTGGCACTCGCAGAAACAGCTGCATTGCGAGGTCATTCACCGACCAATTCTTGCTCTCCTCGATCAGCGGCTCGTCCGAGGTTCCCGTCCAGCCCCGCCGCGCAGCGCCGTCCAGATACGGCCGGGCGTGCGTGCTCGTCATGTCGTTAACAATCAGCAGTTCAGCCTCCAGCTGACGACGCTGCCCTTCTGGCAGGGCCTGCCAGGCATGATAGGCCTGGTTTGCGTCCGCCTTATCGCCACGATCGGCTATCAGGACGATGCCCTTGGCCGCCTCGTATTGGGCGATGACGGTCGGGGATATTTTTCGAAAGAACACTTTTGGGTTCCACTCGCGGTGACGCATCGCATGACCTCTCCGTTTATGTTGCCTAAACGCTAAACACTCTACGCAAAAAACAAGCCGACCTTCAGAACAACTCCAGCGTCGCTTCGGCCGAATCCTTGACCAGATGCAAGTCGAGCAAGCGATAGCTCATCGCCTCCTTCGAAACATTGGCAAAGTTGCCCGCGTCGAGCACCTCGAAGGCCAAAGCGTAGAGACGTCTATCCAGCGTCCCTGCTTTCCGGTTGGCAGCCAGGCCATCCCAGACCGGCAGCTGGCCCTTGCAAACCACCAGAGCTGCGGCACGGACCGCTGCAGCCGGCATCAGCAGGCGAGCCGCAAATTGGTCGGCCTGCCATTCTGCAGGCACCTTGCGCTCCGTCGCACGACACACCACGGCTGCGGTCGGCGCCTGGCCGGCTTCCAAGGCAAATAACGGCACGGCCAGCTTGCTCATCTCATAGTGAGGACGATGGAGCTGCCAATGGCCGATCTCGTGCGCCACCGTGAATGCGAATCGACCTTCCTGGCCCTCCAGCGCTTCATCGATACGGATGCAACCCTCATCCAGCCACGTCGCGCCCAAGGCATCCCGAAGGTCGAGTCGAACCTTGAGATCGACCACTTCGAGCGTCAGGCCGAGATAGCCCTCGACGATCTCATCGACGTCGATGGGCGGCACGACCTCAGCCTTCTTCCAGGCAGCGTAGCCGTGGAGCAATTTCCGCACGGCATGATCAAGGTCGGCTGGCCTCAAATAGGGAACGTTGAGCCGCAACATCACTTACGGCCCTTCTTGAAGTCTGCCTTTTGCAGCAGCTCCATGAGCTTGTCCGCCGAGACGTTGCGCTCCCTGGCCATGCGCAGGAATTCCGGCATACCCGGATCGGCCTTCACGTAGTCGCTCACATCGCGCGAGATCCGGCCAGCAAGCGCCATCAGCTCATCGAAATCGTCTTCCAATATGGCGGCGAGTTTGCGGATCACATTCTCGGCCGGAATCGCCTTCTCGGCGCCGGTTTCGATTCGCGACAGAAAGGTAGCTGAAATCCCCGCCTGTCTCGCAGTTTCCCGGAGGCCAATGCCTCGCTCGGTTCTGCATCGGCGGATCCGCTCGCCAAGGGTTTCCGTTTTCATGACGTCCTCTTGATTATTCGTTTAGTAAACAGACAACGAATTGTCAATGTGGGCACCCGATCTCCGATGTGACCTGTCCCAGTTCGTCGAACGAACCCGCGTTTTGTTGAAGTACGTCAACTGGACGCTGAGTGCATAGATTGCCCAATCCCCTCTCCCCCGACTGCATGACCACAGCCGAGCGCCTCGCCGAAATCGGCTGGACACTCGGCCGGGACGATCTCCGCGGCCGGTTCAGTTCGTCGGCGACGGTTTTGGGCAATGTCTGGCCTGGAAAGCAGCGCCGACCGTCCGACTGGACTGTCCGCGCAAACGAAGCATGTCATTGGAGGCGGAGGCTACCTACTGCCTCTGCCGGTACGGGGAGGCGGACATGAACCGCCGCATCACCCCCCGAGCCGCCACGCAACCCCGCCGCGGGCTCGATCGTGAGGAGGCAGCGATTTACGTCGGCATTACCTTGGCAACTTTTGACCAGATGGTGAATG